ATTTTTTTTTTGATTCCTTCTTCTCTTTCTCGGCTTCCGCGAGCTCGACCAGGCTCTTGCCTGAAAGCAGCTTGATTGCCTTTGCGACTATGCGCCCGAATTCCTCCTGATGCTCTGTCGCCCAGGCGTGGAAGTCGATTCGCTTGTATTCGAAGTCGTCAGCATCCTTGCCGGACAACTCCCACCAGTTCAGTGCTCCGCAAAAGAGCACATCCGCGTAGAGCGCCATGACGGCGGGGATGCTCTCCCCGTCAGCCTCGAGTGTGACACCCTCACGCCCTTTGTATATGAAAAGGCGCGGCGTAATCAAGATGTTCACCGCCACGCCTTCCCTGATTTCAATTTTGAACTCCGCCGTCATTCGCTATTCTTTTGTAATTGTTGGATAATGAGTTGGTTCTCCTGTGACCGTCAGGTCTATTGAGCGAGACGCGACAGATCCATAGTCGCTGGTGTCGGAGATTCCGGTAATGATAGCCTCAAACATATCCCCCTCGGTAGGTGTCTTGCTGCCGGTATCTCCTGAAAGTTCGCCTATGAATGCGTAAATAGATTGGCCATTGTGAAGCGAACTGATAATTTCATGTTGAGGCTCGCTTGCCGTGTCATCAGTGAAGACAGTCACCGATGCGGTCGCGCCCTTTTTGCCTGAAATAAACTGTGCCCAGTCGTTTGACTTGTCGCTCACCTCGATAGCCTCAGCTGATCGATTGAAGCCGTTGTTCTGCTCGCCCTTCAGCCAGGTGAAGGGTCCAGCAGCAGTTTTGCTTGTCGTGAGGTAGAACTTCCTCACATTACCTAATTTTGGCATGTTACTTTTTTGTTAGATAAAATGTTAAATTATTAGTCACCCTGTAGAAGACCACCTGCGTGTCAGACATGTCCTCTCTTGCCGTCGTATTGCCTTCCGTAACTCCCAGAATCTGATAACTCGAAGTAGAATCATCAGCGTCCTTAATCCTGTCAAGGTTGTTCTGATTAATCTCGAAGGCCTCGCCGAGCCCCTTGTTGGACATCGAGTCAATCGTCACGAGGACCTGCCGCACTTCGCCGCCCTTGTCAAGGACGCTCTGCTCGTTGACAGAGACGATTTCGGCACGTGGATAACCTGCCGAACCTCCGACGATGACGCCGGACCTTCGCATTGCTTGCATCAGATGCTGAAATAACTCGTCACATGCTTGTGTATGATTGTCAATCTCTATCATTTGCCTTTTTTGATTATACGTTTAGCCGCATTCTGCAGCTCATCGAGTATTGCCTTCTTTTGCGATTCGACCGCAGGTGCGAAATAAGGTTGTGCCTTTGTTCCTTTCTTCGCAATCTTCATCGCGATTGCGAAGGCAATCCGCTCAGCGTCTTTCTCCTTCCGCACCCGGAGCTTTTTCCGCACCCAGGCCGTCAGGATTTTCGGAGGAGGCATGCCGCCGCTCTTCCTGCCATATTCGACATACTCCGCGTAGCCCTTGCCTTCCTGAGCGAAGAACCCCGCCTCATACTCGCCGTCTGAGAGCTTCTCTGCCCTTCCGCTGTTGCTCAGCAGCCCCGTCGTGTTCGTGCCGTTGTCCCTCAGGTTCCTCTGAGCTTCCGCCACAATCTTCATCGAGCCTCTTGACAGCGCCTCGTCACATGCCTTCTGCATCATCCGGTTGTTCGCTTCAAACGCCCGCTTGAGTTCGTCGAAGTTCTCGACTATGAAGCCATCTACCTGCATACTTTCAAGGATTGTCAATCTGATAATAACCTGAAATTCGCATGATCCTGTTGCGGTTGCCTACATTCTCCGGGCTTGCGAAAGCAATGTCATGCCCTTGCCATCTGATGCAGTTGAACGCGGCTGGCGTCCAGCGCATCTCTATGTCGACTCCGACAATGTTTGCCTGCTGGAATGTCAGCATCGCCTTCGAGGAACTCATCTGCGTAACGGAAGCAAAAGCCTTCAGGACCACTTTCGGTTCTCCGAGGCTCGCATGTCCGTAGCCGTCAGTCTGAGGCTCCCTGAACATCAACTCTACAGGTTGCGAGTATCGCCTCGCATTGCGCGGTTCCCTCAGCATTGTGCAAGAACTTTGACGAGTTCATCCGTCTGCCCGTCATAGAGTGCCGTGGCATATTGGAACACAAGCGGCAAAAGCCGCCCATATTCGGCTTCTTTCGGCGCGGTGGCATAGTTTATCACCAGTGACGGGTAAACTCCCGCTGTGCGCACGTTCCGCCCGTCTATGGTGTAATCTACGTCTGTCCCGTCAGCAGCCTTCACGGACAACACCTCCGACGGCGTCTGGTACAATCTGACTTCGCTATCAGTGTTGTTCTCGATTCTAAGCTCGAATTGACACGGCAGGACGCTCACGTCCGCGTGCGCCTGGACCTCAAGCGCCGCAGTCGTAAGCATGTGCTGCAGGATAGCATCCTGCGAATCGTCAACTGCTCCCACGTATCGTTTGAGCACGGGGAGCAGATATGACCGCTTGTCGTCTATGATTCTGATGACAGATAAACTCATGATTGCTTACTGAATGACTTTCCAAAATCCTTCCTTGAGCATGTATCTCACTGCCTCGCTCACGATCACCTTGCGCCTTTCCCCGGCGGGGATGCCGTCGTGCGGCTTCACCACCTCACACACGACGACTTCGCCGATTTTTGGCGCACGGGATGCACGCTCGGGCTTACGCATCTCAGCCGGCATGGTTTACGCCGCCGGTGCAAGCGCTGCTATCGCGGTGGTTGTGTTAGCAACGTAGATGACGCCCTTCTTCTCTGAGGTAGGAACCTGAATCTGGAAGGACTTCCTTAGCCAAACTCTCCATCCGTCCTTTCCTGCCAGTCTCTCGAGCTCCATCTCGTATTCCCCCTTGTCGATGATTGCAACGCATGACGTATCAGCGACGACGATCTCGGTTGCTGAGAGCTGGTCGGTGAGGACAATCTTCACCTGTCCGAGCATTCCGGTAATCTGATTGAAGAGGTAGTTTCCGTTCTTGTCCTTCAGTCCTCTGATCTGAGCCTCGATGGCTGTCGGAACGATGGCAACATTCGGAGAGAAGCCGCTGGCCTTTGCCTGAGCGATGGCGTCGAGGATGACGTCCGCGATGTTCGCATTCTCGTACTTCGCGCCGGTAGCCGCGTATGCTGTGCTGCCGGAAGTCTTGAGGCCATAGACGTGATTCGGCTTCGTAGTGTCAGCGCCGTCACCGCTCCAGATGAGATTGTCCGCCTTGCGGAGAACACGAGCGATACCGCGAGTTCTTGCCCACTGGTAAACGGCATTGAACCAGTCCTCGATTTCCTGAGAGACCTCGATGAATGTCGCAACTTTCGCGAAACGTCTTGTCTTGCCGGCGAGCTCATAAGTATTGCCCGTCTTCGGCTCCTCAAGTTCACCTACATAACCGGTGTTGTCGGTGTCTGAACCTTCAAGCCATTCTATTGAGTTTCCGGTCCTGGTGATGTGCGGGAATGTCGAAAGGAAGGCGTTTGCCGCGAGCCTCTCTGCATAGATGTTCTGGTCCAGCTGCACGCCGAGCGAGCTGTTGGTGATGTTCGATGTCGCAAACTTGAATGACGCCGTGCCGTAGGTTTTGCTTTCGATGAACTTCACCATCGCGTCCTTGTTCTCCTCCATGAATTCGCGGAGAACGATGTCGAAGGACTTTCCATTCTTTTCTTTTAGTTTCTTGCTCAGTTCTTCGATAGCCTTCTGCTGCGCCTGGACAGTCTTGTCAAGGTTCTCCCCCTCTTTCTTCCTCTCCTCCAGCGCCTCTTCGGCCTTTGTCAGTTTAGAGGCGGCTGAAGAGGCCACCTCTTTCGCGGCCTTCGCCTCCTTTGCGGCCTCCTCGGCCTTCTTTTCTGCATCCTCCATTTTTTTCTGGAGATCAAGAGCCTTCTGCTCTAATGTTAATTCTGGCATAGTAATTAAAGTTTTGTGATGATCCTTTTTGCGATTTCTTCCTTGACGGCACACTGAAGGCTTACGAGCTGGGAGTCAGACATTGCAGACAGCTGCCCGGCCATATCCTCGGCCTTCATGTCGGTCAGGGTTGCGAGCGGGTTTGCCGCCCTGGTGACCGGCGAGACTTCGACGATGCTGATTTCCTCGAGATAGCGCACCTCGTTGCCGTCAACCTTGCCGTATGTCCAGGATTCGGCATAGTAGCCGATTGAGAACTCCTTTATTGCGCCTGCCTGCATCAGAATCTGAACGTCCTTGCCCTGCTGGGTAGGAAGGATGTCGGCTTCTATCCAGAGCCCCTTGTCGTCAACGCCCTTTGCGGTGATTACGCCGATGACGTTGTGAATGTCATGCTGATAGCAGAGTGCGCAGCGGCTACTGTCGTCAGAAAGCAGCCACTTGTCGCAAGCGCCCGTCTTGATTATGTCCCCGTAGCTGTCGATGTTTCCGAAGGCTAGGGCATAGGCGCGAATTGACAATGCGCCGTCGTCCTTCTCCTTCTTTACCTCGATGCTGCCGGAGTGGTTTTTGAATTGAATTTCCATTTTGCGATAACGTTACGCGATGAAATTAATTCAATGAAAGGCAAAGACTTAAACAGGCATATATACACGTTTATGTTTAACAAAAAGGGGAGCCCCGAGCTGTGAACTCGAGACTCCCGCAACAAACAAAAAAAACACAAAAACTGATTATGGAAGTTGAATTATGTAGGTCTTCTGATTGCGGTGCAGGCGCAGTTGATTATCTCTCCAGCCTCTGCACCGAGGCTGATGTCATGCGGATATAGGAGATAGCTCCTTCCGACCTTGAAAGGCTCCTCCTGCCCGACTATCGTGCCGTCAACCTCAATGTGCGTCTCGCGCGTGTTGCCCAGGCCGCTGATGCTCCACTGCTTCGTGAACTTCACATCCAGTGTCCGCGCAGCCATGTCGCCGGCCTTCCCGAGACCTATCATCGTTTCAGTCTGAATGATTCGCCGGACCTGCCACAGCTCAAGTTCCTTGTAGCCGGCGAACACGTCGAGCGTGAGCTTCTCGATTCCCGTCACCTCGTCAGCCATCTTTGCCTGAAGGATTTTCACGAGGTCATCCTTGAGCGTCCCGGTAACGGAGACAATCATGTCTCCTACCCTTTCATTCGCATATTGTTCGATTCCGCTCAGCCACATGCTCTCCAGCACCTCGCTGACCTCTGCCTTCGCCTTGTTCATGTCGCGCACGACGCTCTTTGCGTGCGGTAGTCCTACCGCCTTGAGAAGGCCGCTCTCGATAGTCTGAAGGTAGGGTTCCGCAAGGCTGCTATCTATCACGCCCGCCCATTCAGCAGGATCGTAATCCCTGCACAGGCTGAGGACCCTCCTCACCTCTGCACGGCGGAAGCGCCGCAACCGCGCCTCGTAAATCTTTGCGGCCTTCAGCGCCTTCAGACGGAGATAGTCCTGATGTCTCCGTACCGCCGGATCTATCCGCCTACGCATTGCCGAGCTCGTTTATGTCAATGCCGCTCTCGTTGCCGAACTGGACCCCGAGCGGAATCATGGGCTGGTCCGCCCAGGCTTCCGCGATTGGCTCGTAGCCCATCACCTCGCGCTTCTCGTTCACCGAGGCGTTCATCTTGTCGAGCGCGTCAAGCGCATCCGCCGGCTTCTCCTGCAGCACGTCTATCCTCTGAGTGTCCACCTCGAGCGAGAACTCCTGCGACAGGCCGCAGTAATTGAGCAGGTCTTCTGCAAACTCATTCGCCATCGGTACGGCATTCATCTCGAAGATGGTCTTCTTTGCCTCTTTCGCATTCTCATACTTGCTCTGTCCGTAGTAGAGGTCAACCGGCAGATTGTACGCGAAACAGACCGCCGTCACGGCTTCCTTGTGGCTTTCGAGGATGTTCAAGTCCACAGGCGCATTTCCGAGCGTCTTCACGTCGATAGGGAAGCGGAGGACCTTTGTCTTGCCGATGTTCTTCTGAGCGTTGAACTCCCGCTCGAGCTCGTCACCCTCTGCAGGGCGCGTGATGCCCGTGAGCTTGTCCTGCGGAGGTGTCACTATGTTGGTCACACCTCCGTTCTTGAGAGCCGTGTCTTCACGCAGAATGCCGCTCTGCATCATCGAAAGATACATGGCAGCAGAGGCAAGCCTCGACGTTCCGAAGGCGCTCTGGTCGTCAAGGTTGTAGTCGAAACTCTCGAACACGTCAGAGAAGCGGATGGTCGTGTCGCCGGCCAGCCCCTGGAGCCTCACGCCTTCCAGAACCGAGCCTTCACCCCATTGTGCGCCTATGCGCCACGAAGGGATGACGTACATTTCCTTGATCTCGCCGAGGTTGCGGCCTACAGCCTTCGGGGCATACACCCATGCGTCGCCGTACAGCAGTTTGTTCACCGCCCACGCCGTGCCGAATTTGCGAAGCGTGAAGCGGTCGTTAGGCCGCGCCAGCAGGTCCACGAGCCAATGTTTCTGCACCGGCGTGTCGTCGGATTTGCGAGTCAGAAGCAGATACTGCATGACCTCTCCGACATTGCGCGCTATGTAGTTCACAACTCCCTGAACCGGGGCGCTCTGCCTGTAGTATCGCTGAATCTCCATCCGGTCCAGCTCCTTGAACGGAGGCAGCTCGAGCCCTTTCGTGCAGCCCGCTATCGCTGACAGATACACGTTGCCGGAGTTGTTGCTCCTGTCGTCATAGAAGCCTTTTATTTCGCTTCTGAGCGCTTGAATTTCCTTTGTTGATATGAGACTGAGACCGAACATATAATTTCAATTTTGCCCCAAAATAGCCCCGGTGGGGCTATTGTCATATTTTTGCATATATTCATCTTTGTGCTCCTTGCTTTTAATGGAACGGAATCAGTTGCATTTTTTCTTGAATATTTTTCTTTTTTTCTTGCATAATAAACATAAGTTTATTATCTTTGTATTGTTAAAAAGAAAAGGCAATGAAAAGAAAAACAAAAGAAAGAATCAAACTCGAGAAAGAGTTGCTCTTTTACTTAGAGCTCTACGGAGAGATCCGAGGTCGCAATGAAACACAAAGGTTTTTGGCTGAGTTGGATTTCAAAATTGACGAACTGGTAGAAGTGCTGAAACATTAACAAATCCCCACCGCAAGGTGGGGGACAAAACTTAAATATATGATAGATAAAACTTATATGGACGACCTGAAGAACAGGTTTGTCAATGCTAAGACTGAGAGCGAACGGGAGCGTGTCAGAGCAGAGATGAGCGCGGCCTGCGCAGAGGACCCGAAAGCAGTAGGCGAAGTCATGTCTGTGCAACTTGATGAGACTATTGCAGAGGCGAAGGACATGACCATCCGCGAGAAACTCGCAAACGTGCTCCCCGCTGTTTCGATGTCTTATGTTGCAAAGAAATACTTTGGCAAGTCTCGTTCGTGGCTTTGTCAGAGAATTAACGGGCTTGCAGTCAACGGAAAGAAAGCGATGTTTACGGAGTCTGAGAAAGATACGCTTAAATACGCTCTGAAAGATATAGCAGGCTCACTATTGAACGTCCGCCTGTAAGGCTGGGTGGGCGCCTTTTCTTTTTAACAGCTTAGCCTTGTGCCCTGCTCCTCGGAGTGGGGCTTTTATTATCTTTCCCCGATGAGGTTTGTCTGCCCCAGATAACGGAGCTTTGTGACGCATGCGTAGTTGATTGCATCCATGAGGTGGTCGTTGCCGTCCTGCGGTATGTTTAGATAGCGGCTCCGGTCTTTCGGGTCCGGCTTCCAGGAGTAGCGGTCGGCCTCCGATTTTATGTGCTCGCCGGCATATCTGACCGCGAAATACTGAAGGTAGGCGATTCTCCCTTCCTTGTTGCGGTTGTCAGCCGGCATGGCGCACAGGTTGTTCATCCGCAGCTCTCCGATGTGCTCAGGGCGTGCAGGGTCGCAGTATATGTCCGCCTCTTTGCTCACTCCCCACGCCTCCATGTCCTCGTAAATTATGCGCGAAATGTGCCCGGCGAGAAGCCCCTTCTGATAGCACACCTCGCGCAGGTAGATAGTCTTTGTTTCGATGTCGTAGGCGCAGCAGACGACGGCCGTTGGGTTGTTAGAATAGCCCCAGTCAATGCCGTAGAAGCAGGGGAGATGCCGGGGAAAGTCTGACAGGCTGATTTGCTTCCAGTCCTTGTAGATGATACCCTCCGACAATGTCGCCCATTCTCCGAGCCAGATGTTGCTGTACTTGGCATAATCAGCGAGGCGCATCTTCTCCGCCTGTCGGAGCAGTGACGGGTCGAGATTTTGCTTGTTGCCGAGGTATGTTGTGGATATGTAGCGGACATCGTCAATTACGCCATTAAAGCCTTCAGGCACATTCTTGTAAAACCGCTCGTATATCCATGAATGGACATCCGTAGGATTGAAGGACAAAATAATTTGGTTAGGTGCTTCGCGAGTTCGGACGGAGAAGTCAATAGCGTCGAAAAGACTAGAGTCGGTCAGTTCCTGAGCCTCGTCTAGCACCCATGTCTTTACGCCATGCAGTGATTTCAGTTTTGCGACCTGATTGCCGGATGATGCCATCAGACCTCGGAAGATGATTTTTGCGCCGGTTGACAAATTGACGATGTCTGTCGCCCTTGTCCTGAAGTGCTCCTCTATTTGCAGCGCTGTAACCTTGTCTCTGAATTCAGGGATGATAGAATCTTCCGCCGATGTCATTGTGTAGCGCGTGAACAGGATGTTCAACGGGTCGCGATATGTGCTCAGGCAAAGAGCAGTATTGACAGCATACGACTTGCCGGAACCTCGGCCACCCTTCACGAGTGTATAGCGAGTGTCCGGCATTGCGCGAAACAATGGTTTGTATTTTGGCGAGAACAGCATTATTCCTCCTGCTCTATCTCATCATCTTCTTCGCCGAAGTAGATGGCCGGCGGCTGCGCGTCTCGGAGCGTAGTCTCAGCCTGCACCTTCTGCGTGGCCTTTCCATCGAGCCGGTCGATGATTGCCTCGATGGTGAGGCTCTTTCCGGCTTGTATTTCCTTAATCAGAGCAGAGAGGTATCCGACGGCCATTATCGGAAGTTCCGGGTTCTTCAGCATCTCCTGTGCCTCCTGCTTGTTCGCCATGATGATGTTTTCGAGCAGTCCGGTTATGTCCTCGTGGCTCAGCCCGATTGCCTTCAGTTTCTTCAGGATGCTCGGCTTCCTGCCTTTCTTCCGAGGCTGGTTCGTGCTGCTGAACTGAGTTGCTATCCCTTTCTTGTAGAGTTCCTTGTCGCCTGCCATAAGCCCCTCCGTTTAACCACCGATTGCGGTGGTGTGACTGATTTCGATTGCGAATCTGATTCTCTCGATAGTGTCGTAGCGCACGGGAATCTCGTTTGCGACCTTCCTGATGGTCCTCCAGTCGAGGCCCGTGAGCTTCGCTATCTCATAGTATGACATGCCGCACCCCCGGACCTCGTCCGCGAGTTGCCGCAACCGCTCGTCGCAATGCGCGATGAACTGGTCTTCCGTAATGTTCAGTCTTTGATTCATAATCACCCCTTTGCTATTGTCCTAATTCCGTCAAAGTATTATACTTTTCTTTTATTCAATTTTTTCTGCTTTCATGCCTGTAAACTTCTCCCATCGTGCTATTATGACGTCGCAATAGTGCGGGTCAAACTCCATCGTATAATTCTTCCGCCCGAGCTGCTCGCAAGCCATCATCGTGCTTCCGGAACCGCCGAACAAGTCAAGGACTATCTGACCTGGTCGAGAACTGTTGTGGATGAGTTGCCCGCAAAGCTCCAGCGGCTTCATCGTCGGATGCAGGTCATTCCTTAGCGGCTTGTCGGCATCTATGACATCTGTCGGCACCGGTGATGCAAGCATGTTCTTCAGCATCTCCTTCAGTTCATCCTTCTTCAGTTTGTCGACGTCAACATTGTCTTCAATGACTGTCGGATGGTTGAATTCGTCTCTGAACCAATGTCCTGCTCCTTGTTTCCACCCATACAGGCAAGGCTCGTGCTTCCACTTGTAGTCCTGCCTGCCGAAAGTAAAACCATTCTTGTTCCAGATCAGCGTTTGCTTGACTTCGAGACTTCCTGTCTTGGCGACCGCCTCCCTGAAGTTAAGTTCTTCGCTATGCGAATACCAGATGTAGAAGGCTCCACCTGGCTTGAGAGCATTGGCGGCATTATTCATTGCGCCTGAAAGGAATTTCCTGAAGTCCTCCTTGGCCATGTTGTCATTCTGAATGGTCATTCCCTGCGAGTTGGAAACGTTGACATTATACGGCGGGTCAGTGAGCATCAGGTCAGCCTTTATTCCACCCCCCCCCATCAACTTTCTTACATCCTCTTCTGAGGTAGAATCCCCACACATGAGCGTATGCTCGCCGAGCTGCCAAAGGTCGCATTTCGCACAGCGTGCCGGAATTTCCTCTTTCTCCTCATCAAAGTCATCTTCCTTTGCCTTTTCTTCAGCCTCCTTGATGCTGTCCTGCCACTCCGGAGGTATCGGCACACCCCAGCCTTCCAAGTCCATGTCGCTCCATTCATTCGCCAGCGCGTCAAAATCCCAGTCACCCATCGAGACGTTATCCTTCGCCACGATCTGCTTCTTCTTCAGGATGGAGGTTCCCTCCGGCACGACATAGCACGGCAGCTCGGACATGCCCAGAGCCTTGCACGCCGCATAGCGCATGTTTCCGCCGAGGCAGACATACTTGCCCTCGTGGTAGTCGACGATGCAGCCGCGCGCCTCCAGCAGCTCCGGAGTCTCCTCGATGGATGCCTTCAGATTGTCGAGCTGCGCCTTGGTCCACTGCCTAGGGTTGGACGGCAGTCCGGCAATCTGTCCAGTATTCATCTCTATCAGATCAATGGCTATTCTTTGGTGTCCTGTTTTCATTTTTTGGTCGATTTCTTGGTTAATAATTACAAAGTTAACAAAAAGTAAGTAAAGTAAGTTAATTGAAGCTTAACCGTTTACGATAAGATAGTCCTTTATTGTCTCGCGGAACTGGTCGAAAGAACGAATGACCACATACCTGTACCCTTGTTCTTCGACGCGCTTCTGGTAGTCCTTCTGACTGTCCTGCTGCCGCCCCGTGCGCGTCTTCAGCTCGAGCATGAGCGCATGGTAGCCTTTCGCCGCAACCAGCAGTATCAGGTCCGGAAAGCCTGCCTGTGTCCCCATCTGCTTGAACCTGGCGCCTTCGCGTGCGTCACGCCGTCCGCCGTTGGGGGAGTGGTGCAGGAGCCTTGCGAGCTTCGGGAACTGAAGACGGAACCATCGCACGCACTGCATCTGAAGGTCATCCTCGTCATGCCCCTGGCGCTTCCGCGTTTTGCCGGTGACACCTTGCTGCCACGCAGCAAGAGCTTTCAATGCCTCGTCATAGCCCATCCTTCTACCTCTTGTTTCTCTTTTCATGATATTTCAATTATTCTTTTAATAATTCGACAATCAGGCACATGGCAACCAGCATCACCATGCAGATAATGACGGACGCCGCCATGCCGCGTGCAGATTTTCTTATACAATCCTTTGTTTTAGGATCATCATCCATCGTGCAGCCCACGACAACGACAATTGCGACGAATCCGGCGCATACTGACACGATTTTCATCAAGTCCTCACAAAGCTGAATCATAGTGCCTCAAATTTCAAAAATGTTTCCAATGATTTTGGCGGGAGCATTCAACCGAAGAAAGAATATTGCGCTGTCCTTGTCGTGGTATGTGCGATTTCCGCTGAAATTTAGCCACCAAAACAACACTCTGTATTGTGGGATATAGATTGTCTCACCAAGGCTGTTTTCTGCCTTTATAACTCTATATTTCATCATGATAATTGTCTGATTCGTATTTAAGTATTAGGCACCATGATGATGCTAGTGCCACATTGTTAAAAACATTCGTCCAGTCCTTGCTTATCACACAAGTTACGGCGGATATTACATTCATTACAATTACAAGAATGCAAATTGTTTTCATTTGAGTTTTATTTATCATCTTCCAACGCTTTTTTGAAGGCGGCAAGACTGCCGCTTACTGATATTATCTCTCCGCCAGTCTTGTCGCTCGACACTTCGTTTAGCAAACGCTTAAACTGCCTCAGTTTTCGCTCGTAGAGAGCAAGCGCCCGTTCATTGGCCTTTCTCCTGCCTTGCTCGAAACATTTAACCCTGAAGCAGGCGTTTTTGTCCAATTTGTGCACTTCATATCCGCACCAGTCGATGTTGCAAAAATCACAAGCTGTCATGATATTTTCGATTTTAAGGCAGGGCAAGCGCCCCGCCGTTGTTAGTAAAGGTAAAGAATGACCGGAACGGTCAAACTCGTCTCGTCAAAGCTGCTGCCGTAGGCAAAACCACCGCAGCCACCCGCAACCCAACTGCCGCTCTCGCTGATTCGGGAACAAGACCAAATGATGCCGGGGATGTCTCGGAGCAGGTCCGCTCCCTCGATTGTCTCCGCCAGTTTGTCGATGTCGTTCTTCTGGTTTTGGATTTCCAGAGCTGCCAGCAAGGTCGGCAATCCAAAGATGCTGTGTTTGTCAGAGCGGAAATTGCTGACATATTCAGCCGCAGGACTTCCGCACTTCAAGAGCGCTCCGGTTGCCCATTGATTGTCTTTCTTCTTCAGAGCCTCAATCTCGCTGGTTGCCTTTGCATCCCAAGACTTTATCTTATCATCAGGAAGCATCACCTCTTCCGCGTACTTCGGATAGATGAGCGCCTTCTGCCCGTTCAACATGTCGATTTCAATGCCCTCGATACATTCGAGGCGGTTCTGGCCTTCAAGGCCCTTCTTGTAAATGATTCTTGCCATAATGATTATAATTCTACGTTGTTTGCCAATTCCGTATATCCCCCAAGCCGCAAGAGCTGCTGCAGCTCGTGCACATAGTGAACGTTTGCGCTTGGACCAGTTGGTGGATTAAATATCCTGATTGCGATGATGTAGCCATCTTCTCCGTCCTCATCGAGGATGCTGTTTCTTTCAGTCCAGTAGAGGATGTCTTCGTCAAAGTCGTTTTTCTTGAAGAACTCATCCGTCAGGAGAATAGGGCACGGACTACACTCCTTGTCTTCAAACTCCATCCAGTCGTAGTCGTTTTCATCGTTTTTTTCGGCATAGGCGTAGGTATAGCCGACGGATATGACCTGCATAGGGAATCCGTTCTCATCGGCAATCCAGTCGCCGACCATTAGTTCATTGCATTTCATAATTTTTCAAAATAAAATTTACCATCCCATTTTTGCTCCGTCAGAATCCCGAACTTGAGCGCCAGCCGTGCTGCAAATGTTCGCTTGTAGTCAAGTTCCTTTGCAAGTCTCTTCCGGAATTGCTCGATCGTTGACATCCCCTTATAGAAGTTGCACATGCGGCAGGACGGGTTGTAATTCTCGATGCTGTCCTCTCCCACACCACCCAAGTGCCTTTCCGCCGTTGTCTCGTTGTTTCGGCACTTGGGCTTGATGTGGTCAACCTGCATATCCTTGTAGTCAATCTCGCAGCCACAATATGCGCAATGCCCGTTGTACTTCGCATAGACCGCTTGGCGGATAAAACCATTACTAACTTTCTTCGTCATTAGTCAAACAATGTATATTTTCCTAAGTTTTGCGGTACGCCCAAAATAAAGTCATATATAAAGTTCCTTGCGTAATCGCTTGAAATCATCGACCTTTCTTCTGAACATATCCCCGCCTTTATTCCGCTTTTCGCTGAATAGATGGTCTTTGGGTCTTTATCATCTTGCAATGTAAAGCCGTGTTTCGGTTCAAAGTTCACGAACCAAAATCCGGTAGGCTTCACGAAATAATCTCCACGTAATAGCCTGTTCTTGTCAATAATGGTCGGATTCTCGACAAAATTATTCGGCAGATAAGTAAGACCGCTCATTGGATTCTCAAATACCATCCTTATCCCTCTTTCCTTGACAACCGCAAATAACTTGATTGCAAGTCTATAAAAATGCTCTCTATTCGCAGAACGTTCAAGAATCTTATCCGTTTTTTCGTGGATGCTTAATTTTTGATAATTTTTATTGTTCCACGAAAACAAAATCATGCTATTCTGACAAAAGTAAATACAAGGGAAAAACGCCTTACAATATCTCCATCTTGCCCCCCCCAGGCTGTCCTAAAAGTCCTCGCGAGACTAAAATGCTCCGTACCTCTATACAAGGCCAAAGCGGATTTTCGATTCTCACTGGGGAATGTTTGACTTTTCAGACAGTCTCCCCCTAATTTTGTCGAAAATGCTCGGTTCATAATTATATGCCTTTTCAATCTCGGCGAAAATGTCAATAACATTATCCGTTTGTCCGAAATTGTTTTGGATGTCATAGTCCTCGGCAGGAATACCAAGTTTAATAAACTCGTTCTTGAAAGTTCCGCTTTGCTCGAATAGGCAATGCGCGCGATTTATTCGAACTGCCATGGCTATTCCTCCCATCTGATTTGAATTGTGTCCACGACATAATCCGGACGCTCTGTCAACGCCTGCTCACGTGTCGGGTGGATAACACCACCCACGAGAGAGAAATGTTTGTCGTCTCCATACTTGCAGACGTTCATCCAGCCTACTTTTTTAACTTTCGGTTCCGGCGCGAAGAATAAATCACATGGGCACGGCCCCTCATCCATCCAAAAGTATTCGCCATTTTCACTGAACTTCATTACTGCTTCACCTTCTTCATTCCGCACAAGAGCAACAATTGGTTCATCCTCATCGTCTCTATCCGTGCAAATAATCCTTACACTGTTGCCGTCTCTCGTGACAATCGGTCTGGTGGGGTTCTTGAGATATTCTGCCAAACTGAATTGTTCCATAACTATTCCTCCATTGCTTTTTGGAAATCTTCTATCATCTGTTCATCATCATACCAACAATTGTCATGCATTGAACTATCCTCATAGTAGTTCTGGGCATTCTCCTTTAACCACTTTACTGCCTTTTCAATCATCCATTTTGCTCCCTGAACAAAACCACTTTCATACAATCCATAACCTTCTTGCCATTCATGCGGTTCAAAAGGGCTAGAGGTGTTTGCTTTTTCTTCTATTGTCATATTATTCCTCCATTGCTTTTCTAAACCTATTCTCGTAATCTTCAAACCAAGATATTCCTATCTCTTCCTTTTGACGCTTGAACCACTCGACAGCTTTTTCTATCAATTCTGATTTCATCCACTGTGCACCATCAATAAAAGCATCTTCGAGGTCACCTTCATCGACATCTCGATAGACTCCGAAGTATATTGACCTTTCATTCCTGTAATCTTTTGCTTTTGCACTGATTTTCATAATTATTCCTCCCATTCTATCTTGATCGTGTCAAGAAGCCCTACGCCGCTGTAACCCGCAATCGCTTCTTCCTTTGTCGGATAGACCGCGCCCGTGTAGGTGATTTCCCCAGCGTTGCCTTGTGCTATCCGGCTGACATTAATCCAGCCTGTTTTCTTCTCCGGAGCAAAGAACAAATCCCTTGAGGATGGGGCATCGTCGCCAAAATATTGGCCTTCTTTTGTATAACAGTTCACAGCAGCTGCTTCCCCTACGAGTGCCACTATGGGGTAATCAGGATTTCTGTCAGTGCAAATTATTCGTGCGCTTTCCCCGTCACTTGTTACAATCTTTTTTTGGGGATTCTTAAGATATTCTTGTAAGTCAAATTGTTTCATAATCTCTATTCTTCAGGTTCAACTAATAAAATGTCGTCGTGACTGACGCGATAGTAATGTCTGACTGCATCGGCAGCATCTTCCGCAGACTCCGCCTCGACATAAGTTGTCGTTACATTGTCAAATCCGCTCTTTCTGAATGTTACTTTGTAGTTCATTTTTCTTTAGATTTTTCGATTATTTCGATTGTTTGCCACGTCATCCAGACGAGCGTCGGAATGCCGAACACCTTTTCAAGCTGCGCTGCGTATGCGGGAGTTATTTCCCTTTTGCCCGTGCACAGCGCATTGAACGTCGGAGGACATATCTTCGCCTCATTAGCTGCCTGCACCTGTGTCTTCCCGCTGAAGATGATGGCTTTCTGCAGAAAATCATTTAGTTTCATTGCCATAATCTATTCCTCCTCCTTGTATTCGTCCGTCGTGCCTAAGAGTTTCCACGTGTGCTCGTTGAGTGGAACGCACTGGCTATATACTGCGGAAAAGCAAACATACGGATAGATTTCCCCTTCGTTGTAGAAACAAAACTTGTCGAAGAGCCAAAACTTACCCTCGTCTCTCACCAGCACCTTGTCACCCTTCTTGAACGGGCATTTCTCCTTTTCCTGCTCAGCGAGTAATTGCTGCTCGTAGTCCGTGAGGATGAGTTTGAAATCATCTACAAGTGTGTCGATTGGCAACGTTAAAACTTGGAAGTTTTTTAATAGAAACACTACCTCACCCAGTTTCGCGGCAATCACGTAAACAAGTTCTGGGTCAAGCGCACAGCAGACGCGGTCACCCACCTTCCAGTCGGTGTAAGTCTCTGGATTGCGAGGAACTATTTCCAGATCGTGCTTCTCCGCCCATACGCTAAAATCTTCTATGGTTCCGCAACGCTCGTAGCTTCTTGTTACAATTTGGAGACTGCTATTAAAAGATTCATTTTCATCAGTGAAGACATACACCACACATCCTTCTCCTTCTTTCGCAACTTTTAGATAGCCTGTCATTACTTCGCCCTCGTCACCTTTCGCCTTGAATTGCAAGTTGTTGCATTTTGAAAAATCGTATTTCATAATTTTCTAATCTTTTTCGTTGATTTGTTTAATTCTGAACCAGTCAATGTCGTGTTCGCGCAACCCGAACCATTCAATCACGTCCTCTTTGGTTGCGTCCGGCTTGTCGTAGGTTCTGGTCATAACCCTGCCGTGCTCCGAGAATGTCGCTTCAAACTTCATGTACCTTCTTAAATTTTACTAACATTTTTGTTACTTTCTATTGTCGTTGTTGCTGTCAAGCGGAAGCGAATACAACGTCAGCGCTACCGCTATGAGCACAATTATAATTGCAGTATTCATTTACTCTCTAAAATCAAATTTTGATATGTCCTCGTCACTGAACCGAGTTCCTTTCTTGAGCCTCTTCAGGCCTCTGAAGACCTTCTCCATGCCGCCTTCCACCTCGCCCCTGTCAACGCAGAGCATGAGCATCTGGATGATTTCGGCGGAGCTGTGGTTGAAGTCGTCAGAAGCCTTGACTCCATAGCTCTCAAGCGTGCAGTCTGTGATGAACTTCTGAAGGTCGCGCTCAAACCAGTACATCGCCGCCTTGACCTTCTCGCTGTAGTTCTTCATGCCCCTGATGATGTCCCCGTCGGCATTCGTCGTGGAGCACTTGAGGCCCATCGAGCGAATCTCCGCACGGATGTCCCTGTCGATATGCTCTATCAGAATCTCGAGGGCATTCGCCGTGACCATCCCGAGTTTCACGAGGTCGGGAATCTTGGAGCCCGACACCTTCTGCCAGGCCTTCTTGCGGAGGTCCTTTCGGAACTCCTCCACGTTCTTCTTCGCCTGCTCCTTTGTGATTGATTTTTTTTGCAACATTTCCATTTTGCTTTTATAGTCCCATATTCAGCGCATCTTTATCGAAGAGGGTAATTGTACCGGTCTCGGCGTTCCGTTCCCGTGTGGCGGACTTATGAGCCCTTCTCGCGCCTTTCTTGAGTGTCATGGACATCCGGTCTGTCAAATTCGTCAGCCGGTTGTCCCTGAGCCCCAGCCTCCGGATCCTTTCGATGCAGCTTCTCATCTCTTCATGTTCGCGCGCTGTCAGCGTTATGCTAGAAAGGGAGGTCGTCTGACGGGTTGTCATAAATCGAGTCTTGTTCTGTCCGCGCCGGCATTCCTGGCCGTGCCGTCTCCGGCCGCTGCCCTGAGGCTTCGGAGCGTCCGCCCAGCATCTGGATCCTGTCCACAAGGATTTCCGTCCTGTAGGCCTTCTGCCCGTTTACCTCCCAGGAGCGCGTCCTGAGCCTTCCTTCGACGTAGAGGGACGAGCCTTTCCTGATGTACTTCTCCGCGATGTCCGCAAGCCCCCTCCATGCAACGATGTTGTGCCACTCGGTCTGCTCTTGTACGCTTCCGTCCTTCGCTTTGTACCTCTCGCTTGTCGCTAGGGTGAACAGCGCGACCTTCGGGTGTTCCGGTGTCTCGAGGTACCGGATTTCCGGGTCCTTTCCCACGTTGCCAATCAGCATTACTTTGTTCAATGCCATAATTTTTCCTGTTTTTTTGTTTGTCAATATTTTCTAAACTGAAGCGTCTGGCTGCCCTGCAGCCACTTCTTCAGCAGCGCCGCCTCAGCATCTGCGCGTCCTGCGCCCATCAGCCAGGCATGTGTCTCCTCGCCGATTTTCAGAGCAGGCACACTCCCGGATAGGTCTACTGCGACCTTGTCGGAGAGCATCTGTGCTCTTACATCTGCCGGAGCCTTCTGCGCCAACTCCCACCAGGCCTCTGCGAACCGGTCCGGAAACCTCTTGCCAGGCTTCTCCGGCTTCCACTGCCTGGCTTTTGCCAGCCGCTTTGCGTCCGTGTCTAGAGCTGCGCCCTTTTCGAGTACCCAGCCGCTGGCCTCATAAAAGTCCAGGAACTTCCTCGTCTCCGCTTCTGCGCCGTTGACGTTGCGTTTCCAAAATGTCGGAAAGAAGAAATTAAAATCTGTGTGTGGTGCTGGTGGTGTGCTCGCGCGCGCCTGCGCGCTATTAACACACACACTATGTGTTACATAATCATAATCATTATCATAATCAGCTTGATTTGCTTCCTCTTGTTGCGTTTGCTTAGCATCGTTAGCATTTGCTTGTTTTGCTTGGCGTTGCTTAGCATTGCTTGCATTTGCATTTCTAGCCGCCGCACCTTTCTTTCCGCTCTCGCTTCGACTTGCCACCATGTCCTGATAGCGCTGGAAATCCCTGTCCATGTCTCTTTTCACAAACTCGAAGGCTACTTTTGCCAAAGGTTTCAGTTCAGGGGTGACCCCCGTGCGAGCATACCCAATAATGCCGCCGCGCACCTCCTCCCTGACCTCCTCTGGCAAGTTGTCCAATACTTCCTCCCAGTTGAGATGATAGACGAATGAATCTCTCTTGACGGGCATAGGCTAGCGAATAGTGAGCGTGTCGCTCGTTGTCCTCGTTACTCCAGCCGGCATGATGTCGTTGCCCTTCGTGAAATCCGAAATCCCTTTCTTGCTGATTTTCAGCTCGACGGAAATGTAGTCAGGCAAACCTTCCGAGAACTTCATCATCTTAGACCTGAACGGCTCAAGCACTTCTTCCTCGTTCACCTCTATGCCATCTTTCTTCGTGAGTGTCGCAGTATAGATGTCGCCTTTGATTTTCGTGAGCCCGAATGCCGACATGGTCGTCTTCACATATTCGCGGATGCGCTTGTTTGCATTCTCGACCGCCTTTTTCTTTGCCTGCAGCGATTTGATTGTCTGGTCGAGCTGGTCCTTCCTCGCATCGAGGAAGTCGAGATAGCCCTTGTATGCGTCAATCTTACGAGGTATCTCTGTCTCGGTCGTCGCGAGCGCCTGCTCGATTTCCGGAGTCAATTCTCCTCCGCTTTCCTCAAGTTCAAGCTCTGTCTGAAATGCAAGGGCCTGAAGGTCATACAGAGACATGCTCTTTGTTGTTGTGTCTTGTGTCATAATGCTTTTTATTTAGAATTTGGTTTATAGTCTCGTTGTGCCTGCTCCAGCATTGCCAGCGCCTCGCCGGAAAAGACCATACCGCTTTTGAGCGCCTTGTCGATAGTGTCGAGCTGCCCCTTGTTGATTCTTGCGATCAGCTTCATGTAGGTGTCGTCGCCAGCTTGTATCACTCGCACTTGCATCGGTTGCTGTCTGCCTCGCGCCGGAGCCGGAACTGGTGCCTGTGGAATGACCGGAGCCGGCTGCGGCTGCGGCCGTGGTGCCGGTGCTGGTGCCGGCGGCATCTGAACGTTCACCGGCATGGCTTCCGTGATAGGCAGCTCATCGACATCGTCCTCGTCCGTGGCGATGTGGAAGAACTTGAGCAGGAAGTATCTCTCGCCGTATGTCAGCGCGCTTCCCAGTCCTTTATCCCATCCGTTCTGTCCGAATGCGATAAATTCGTTCTCGTCACGCTCGCCCGTGTCGACGTCTATCCAGGTGAAGCGCATCTTCAGCGCTGTGAACATCTCCGACCTGTGGCCGTAGGCGGTGGTGTAATCTATCCGCTCGTGCGACTCTTCCACAATCTCCTGCTTCAGGATGATTCCCAGCTGGTCCATTTTCGGGCGCAGATACCCCAGCAGTTTAGATCCGGAAACGAACCTGTACGAGTTCTTGTCTCCTCCTCCGGCGGCATTGGGCATCAGTGCCCTGACTACCCTCTGAAGTTCCAGAATCTTCCGGTACACTCCAGTTTGCGTCTTTGTGTCTGTCTTGTTCTCCATACACTTGTTTTTTTTGTTTGTTGTTGGAGCCCCTGAAAGGTATCACCCTCGCAAGGGCTTGTCGCAGAGCTTTGGAAACTTGTACAACAACATCACAGATTTATAGGTTGCCCTGCGCCGCGCATCGCTGCGCGTTATTATGTTAACATTGGTATTCCTCCGATGGCAGCTACGCCGGTCTTGCGCTATTCTCATGAACCAGCATCCGCCTGCCGTTTTCCAGCCTCGCTATCATGTAGCCTAAACCGAAGCTGTCGTATTCCAGGACCTCACCCCTGGCGGTGCCGTTGGCCGCTTCCCACTCGATTACGTCGCCCGGACTGAATCGAGGACCTTCCGCATTAGAATTCATGACATCTCTCCCTTATTCTTTCGTCCTCAAACCTGTCGTCGTCATAGTCCGACATCCGACGCTCCTCCGCATCTTCATCCGTCTCCTCCCTCGCCGGATCTCCAGCAGCTCGCACGGAGTTGCGAAACAGATAATTAAGTATTGCCTTGTTGCTCATGATTGACCTCCTTTTATGCTTTTCAAAATCAAACCTGCGTTTTCCTTTTCTGCCGCCTTCAGGCAGTCCAGCCGGTGTCGGCTGTAAATCTTTTTGTTCCCGCGTCTTACGAATTCCACGAGCCCCCTGTCGAGTTTGTCGTTCAGCCATCTTGTTCCGTAGGCCTTCCGGGCCTCGTTCTCGCTCATCTCGTCTGCAACCGGATTGGTCCTTCTGAGAATCGCGTCGGCAATGAGTTGACTCACCTGCTCGTAGTCGCGAGCGATAGAATCAATGCTACTCATGACGTGTCACCTTATACTGTCCAACTCCGATTTTATTCACAGAATAGACCTGTCCATATTCTTCCTTCAGTCGCGAGCAGAGTGTCGCGAGGTATGTCCGTCTGGATTCTGCCCTGCTGAAAACAAGTTCCTCTCCGACGTTCATGGCTTTCAAAGCCCCGCTAATGTTTCTTTTTACTTCCATCTTTTTCCTCCTGTTTTGGAGGGGAAGAGGGGTCTCGAACCCTCTCTTGCCGCAGCACCATTTCCGATTTTGGTCGCCAGCATCGCGCCACCCGCGAAACTTCCCCTGACACTAAAACTATGTTAAACACACAAACGCATCGCTGCGTGGCCGGAGGGGAGAGGAATCGAACCTCCCTGTGGACCTGGGCTTCTCTGAGCGAGACCTTTAATGCTTCTCCGAGAACCCTGTGCGGCACTCCATATCCGCACCTTCCTCCGTTGTGACCGCCAAGCGCCTATCCAGGTCCATCCTGGCGGTCTAGCGCCGCGCCTGCTTTCGCGGCATAATCAGATAATAATAAATATGTTAGTTGACGCCCTTGCCTTCACAGGTTCGTGCGGCATTGTCATTAGTCGTCTTCAATGATTTTCAATCCTGCGCCAAGACAGACGCACATCGCCAGGAATCTGGCAGCGTCACAATGCTGGCTGCCGAAAAACAGGTAAGCCATGCCGGCGGCGATGATTATGCCGCCCAAGACTTTTGATATGACGTCCTTCGACGCCGCTTTAGTTTCCTTTCTCATATGTTTGTTTTTTGTCGCTATTTGTATAACTTTGTTGTTAACTAACTTTGTTACATGCAAAGGTAAGTAATGTAACTTACATTTGCAAGTAATGACTTACTTTTTTTGAAAAACCTTTTTACTTTGTTTATAAATGGTTGATTTACATGCTTTTAGAAAAGTAAATAAATTAAAACAAGAAGACTTGGCGAAGTATTTGAACACGACTCGCGCCTTTATTTCAATGGTTGAAACTGGCGCGAGTAAGTTACCCCCAGAAAAGTTAAGCTTACTTCTTAATAATACGCAGGGATGGGATACGAAGATGCTTGTCGATAACGGCGGCATTTACGCCGGAAATAACAACGCCGGCGATGTGAATGTACAGATAGGTCAGAACAGGGCGGGCAATCGCCCGAAAGATGGCGACGCAGTTACGCAGATGGCGGTGCTGGAGAAGGAGAACGAGATGCTGAGGGAACAGCTGAAGGACAAGGAGGCGCAGATAGATTTTCTCCGCGCGCTAGTGAAGAATAATTAATAACCAATAAATACATATCTTTATGGAAGAAACAACGAGCAAGGCTTCCGCAAGACAGGAAAGCGTAAATATCAACCTCTTTGCCGAGAAAACTCTGCAGAATGCGGCATCGGCCGTTCTGGTTCTCGGTATAAGTGTAGCCGTATTATGCCTCATCTTTGGAATCAGTGAAATTCTAAACGGAGATTCATTTTCCATGGTGCTTATATTGTGCGGCGTTTCTGTCCTGATACTGTCCCTGCTGATATATTCAGGGATTAAGGTGTTCGCGGATATGTCCGTCACACTCAAGGAGATTAACGCGAAACTGAAGTAGGCGCGGATTCCGTGTTGTCAAGAATTGACAATAATAGTCGCCAAACGGCAATAATTTGGCGTAAACCTCTTATAACATAAAACTATGGATGATTCAGATCATGACCATGACACGAAGTCTGGTATCAAGCGCGACGCGCGCGGTTACGAAAGTGGTGTAAAAATTTTTCTCGAAATGCTGGAGCGGTCGGAGGCTAGAATTGACAGAACCAGCCGAATTACCGAAGAACTGACAAGGGCGTGCAAATCGGTGGAGACCGCATACACCTCACACGTCAGCAGCCTGCAATTTTCCCGCGATACGTCGCAGAAGAACAACGCTAAACTCATTTCCCTGCTTGACAGGTTGACAAGTTCCTTCACGAAGGAAAGCGAGGACAAGCAGCGCAGAATCGAGATGCTGGAGGCGGACAAAAACGCGCTTCGGGCACAGCTTCACAGTGCGACCGACAGATATTGGAAGCTGCAGGAAGATTACAGAAGGCTGGCGGAAAGCCTAACTGGCAGCCGCAACACATACACTATCGGCTGCAACAACGGAGGCTCCGCGGACTCGAAATTGAAAGTATAAAAGTATAATATTATGCGAAAACTAATTATAACCCTATTCACTCTCCTTGCTTCACTTGCCTGCTTTGCGCAGAATGACAATGACTATAATTTTTCGGTTCATGAGGGCGAAATCATTTGGCAGCGAGTATTCCAGGATTCCAGGCCTTTCGACGAACTCTGCGACGTTGCAAAAGCGTCAAAGGCGTTTGAAAACGTTGTCATAAACGGCAGTAAAATTGAAGGCTCGCTAACGCCTGAAAGGGCAGACATAAGAGGAGCAGGGTACAGCAATATGTCCGCGACCTTCCTCGTATCAAATTCGTACCTCGCTGCAAATTTTGTCTTGCAATGGAAGGAGGGCAGATACAGAGTGACGCTGATGGACATCAAATTTGTAGGCGCTGGCATGATGGGTATATCGATGAGTGGGATGTTTGCTTCAGGCATCGCGCCCGGAGAAAAAATAAACATCGAAACCTTCCTTCGCAAGAACGGCAAAATAAAGGAGACATTTTACTCTTCAGACACCGCCGAAATCCTTGATTACACCTTCACCTCGATTTTTATGCTGCAATCTAAAATGGATGTCGTGCTGGATTCGGATTTTTAGATGTTTGACCAGTCAAAGAGGCTCAGGACCTTCTCGTTTGCCTTCCACATGACCTCCCAGTCCTTTGCGATATAGATGTCAGTCACTCGCATGCTGCTGTCGACATGACAGAGACAGTCGTTAATAACAGCCTTGTCTATGCCTGCCGAATATGCAAGCGTGGCCCAGGTGTGCCTTGCGCTGTAGAATGTCAGAGGCTCCGTAATCTTCATGATCTTACATGCCCTTCGTAAACCGGTCGAAAGTTCGGAGACGAAAATTGGCGATGTCGTCTTGAGGTGTATGCGGAGGGCTCGCTCGCCCGTCGGATCTCTCCATCTGTCAAAAAGCGGCTTGATTTCCTCTGGGATGCGCACGTGCATCTCTGCCTTGTCAGCCCTTGCCCGGCAGGTCTTGGTCCTGTTGTAGATGAGGATGCCATTTTGCGGCGGCAGACACGAGTGCAAGTCTATCGCGTTCATTCCCATCAGCGCAAATGAGAGCAGGAACATGTCTGCTGCCCTTATGTCAAGTTTCTTGACGAGCAGGCCGCGTCTGTCGATGAATGCCTGAATGGTCTCCCTGCTCACGTTCCTATGAGCCGCCTGGATTGTTCTTGCAGGGTGAAAATAGGCAAATGGATTTCTTATATAGATCTCGCCCGTCTCCTCGTTGTTGTATCTGAGCCGCGCCTGGGCATGGATGTGTCCGATACTTGCAGGGTAGGAACCGGTCGCGCGTGCACCTCTGCCATGCTTGTTGACCAGCCAGGCCTCAAAGTTCCTCATCATTGAAGATGTTACTTCAGATATGTCCAGAGTGTCCCTTCCTACGAAGCTCTTTAGCGCATTGACCGCGTTGATATAATAGTTCTTCGTGTTTCTCGTAGTTTTTGAAGCAATTACCTCGTCTGCGAACTTGAAGAAGTCAAGTCTGAAGGACCCCTCCTGATTCGAGCTTATAAATCTGACGATGTCGTCGAGCGACATTTGCGTGACGGCAAAGGTGTCTATCCTCGCAGCTGCTGCCCTCATCTTTGCTATCAGCGCATCCGTCTTGTCGAGGACAGCCCTGTCACGTATATTTCCGGAGCGCGTGAGCTGTGACGAATCAACCGCAATGTTCGTCGAAATATACTTGACCTTCCGGTTCGCCGTGACGCGGATCCTGATAGTTTGAGTCCCGTCGCTCTTCCGGTATGGTGACAGAACAGCCTTGAAAGTGATTGTACCCATTTCCCTTTTTGTTAAACAATTTGTAAACAAATCAAGGGCAAATGTACACGAAAATCTCGTACAAACAAAAATAACTCCCTAGCGGACAAGCGCTGGAGAGTTATCTATGCGATATTTTTAAGAATCTACACTGCGTGTGGTGTGTTCATTATTTAATATATCTTGTAAGTTAGTGATATTCACTAATATATATTAATTCGAAATCTAGCGATTGTTAAACAATTTGTAAATTTTAGCATCTAATCTATCTCCAACGCACAAAAGCTAGTCTCGTCAAGCGCTGCAAAGATATGCAATTTTCCTGAATTTAATCACTATTGTTGCACAAGTCTGCAGGTGTTGCAAAAGCGAGGTCCAGGACCTTGCCCCTGGAGATGCCTAGCGTCGCAGCTTGCTCGTTGATGGCATTCAGCGTCTCTTGAGTTACCATCGCGCTGAATGGGACTCTTTTCTTTTCTGACGGCGGCCTTCCGGAGCCCGGTCGTGAACCGCCGTAATTTGGATTCCAATTTTTGTTCATACTACAATTCTTCACAGAACTGGTCAAACTCTTCATCATACTCCCCAGCGCTGAAATCCGGCAGGGTGTCATCATCGAACAGCCAGCGGTAGAAGTTCGGGTCACTTTGAGCTTCGAGCTTCACCCACTCCGCGAACCCGCAGGTCTCGCCTTTTTTTCGTTTATGCACGTCAGATTACAGCCCGAAATACTTTCTCACCGAGAATACCTTGTCGCGGTCCTCCAGCCTCGCCTGTGCGAGTTCGGCGCAGACGCGCGGCTCCTGGTCCTGTGCGATGTAGTTGTGCATGACACCCCATTCGTCCGACCAGACCATGTTCAGGACGGCGAAGAAAGCCCACCTGTTGTATTCCCCGTCCTCCTCGTATCTGATTCCGAGTGATTCCAGGACCCTGAACGTCTCGTCCGGATCTTCCCAGTGCCCGCCTCTAGAGCCGTCGAAGTTGACGAAGTTCCTGACGATTTCCTGAGCCTCGTCTTCCGACAGGTACTCCCTGAACCTCACGAGGTCCTCGCATTCGTCGGCAAGGGCCTTCGCGTTGTCCTCGCTCATCGACGCGACCATCTTGAGGACGATGGCGCGTCCGCTTTCACTCTCTATCCTATCGCGGAGAAGTCCGATGAACCTTTCCGCAGTCATATTCCTTTCCATGATTTCTGTTTTTAGAATTGTCAGAACATGACAATTAATTGCACTTATCGCCTGAAGAAATAAGCCGCGACAGCATCTGCTTGACTTCGTTCATAGACGATTCAATTTTGCTGAAGCGCTGTTCCGTCTCCTGCTTTTCCCGGAAGGCCGGATTCAGTTCCGCCAGGAGCCCCGTCGATTTCTCGACTATCCGTCTCTGGTGTTCGACTGACGCGAGCGCCTGCTCTGCAGATGTCTTCATAGATTCCACTTCTCCTGCAAGCCCCTGTCTATCGACCGAAAGCACGAGGTTGCCCGCGTAGGTAACGGAGAGGGTTTCAGGAATGACGTAGTTAGCCGTCTTGCCGTCAGCCTCTATCGAGACATCAACGACCATTCCGGACTTCCCTGCCGTAGGGTTCAATTCCATGCGCGGAAATCCTACTGAGACCACCTTTCCTTGCGTCAGTGTGAGATTCTGCTTGTCGAGAATGAAAACCGGATAGTTTTGTTTCAAATCCTTGAAATACATACGCTATTAAATTACGAGCGGAGGGCATTGTCACCCTCCACTCTGTGAAACATCAGGCGTTTACGCCGTTGTCGCTGCAGGTTTGAGAGCTGCAATGAGTTCCGCATTCTGTTTCTGCTGTGAGAGTTCAAGACGTGCGTCATTGTACCTCTGCTGGAGGTCTGCCTGCCAGTGACTATTGAGAGTGTCAATAATGCGCTGAGTGTTGTCCTGACCAGCCCTCACGATGTCGCACTTGTCCTGCTGCATCTGGAAGCCGATGCCGGAGAAGCCACGCTCCACGCTCCTGTTCACGAAGTCCAGTCCAGTCTGTATCTTGTACTCGATGTCCTTCTGGCCGAGCTGGTTCTCGTAGCCCATCCGGAGGATGTTCTGCTGTGTGTTGCAGCAGCAGTCCTTGATTGCCTGGATGACGTTGCAGTCGCCCATGTTGACCGCGTTGATTACGCGCTCAGCTGAGAAACCGACCTGTCCGCCCACCTGCTCGATAGCCGAGCGCACGGCGCAGATTCCGCCCTGCAGCTGGTTGAAGTCGCAGTTAAGGTTCGCCGCGAGCGTCGTGATGGCGTCGTTGTTGCCCTTGATTGCTGACATCAGAAGGTCGCTGTTGTGGTTGTCTGCCATCTGGGTTCTGAGGGAGTCAATCTGACTCTGGATTTCAGTGCCCTGAAGGTTTCCGTTTCCGAGTCCGAATCTGTTTCCGCCGAAAAGGGCGAGAAAGATAAGGTACATCCAAGGATTGTTCATCCAGTTGTTCGCTCCGCCGTTCATTGCGGCCATCATCGCCATCGGGTCAGTGTCGCGCTTTCCGAGCATCGCAGCCGCGAGGATGTCATTGTTGCCCCTGTCGCAACAATAGATTTTGTCAACCATTTCGCTCATGATGAAATTTGTTGTTAGTGTTATCCGCCTCTTGCGCCTTCGGCGGTCTTGGCACGTTGCGCATCGCACTACAAACTTATCATTATGAATGTTGATTTTCAGATGGTTAGTTCCCGCCTGGTTCCCTTTCCGTTCCCTTTTGATTCAGCCACGTCGCGGACAGCCTCAGGAACGAGAGCCGCAGCCCAGTGGAGCCTTCTAGACGCGCCTCGAAGCCCGCTTGCGCCTTCCTCACGGCACGTTGCGACATCCGCATCCTCTCCGCTATCATGCGAGGGTAGAAGCCGTTTCTATAAAGAAGATAGATGACAAGGTAGCGGGCGTCCACGACCTCCTCCAACTTGCTTTCAGACAATATCCGGTCGCTGCCGATTTCAGTCTCCGCGGAGACGTCAGCGAGCACTGAGGCAAAAATTTCTGACTTTTTCATTTCTTTTTCAGTTTTTATTAGTTATCTTCGCCTCAGCCAACAACGAAAGAAAAACCACAACCCACAACATTAACTGAGGCAGTTAGCCCCCGTTTGCTGTTGTGGGTTTTTTCTTTTTAGTTGGCGCTAAATATAAATCTTGCTCTGCAAGTCGGGGGCTTTTTATGCCCCTCTTTTTCTCACGAAATCAATTTTGCGAATAAACCGAGAATCGGTCTCCGAAATTTCAAGAATCCGATGGCGGCTACGATCGCTGCGAGAATCCAGAATACGTTAAGCCTGAAGCGCTGCCAGGCAGTCAGCTCCTTCTCCACCTTTACTTCTTTCTCTCTATCAATATAGACAGAATCAATCTTGCTCCTGTAGAGCGTGTCCCTGACGATTCTGTATCTCTCGCGGATTTTTTCTTTGTAAATATAGATAGTGTCGCCTTTCTCTTTGACAAAGACCGAATCGCGCTTGAATGTCGAATCGACGCGAGTATTCGTGATGTATGTCGTGTCGCGCTGATAGACCGTCTGGATTTGTGTCCTGACAGCCCCGCACGACGCGAGCATTAGCACCGCACATATCATTGATAGCACGTGTCTCATAGCTTCTTTCCTTTTGCGTCGAGATACCTGTAATTGTAGAGTATCTGTCCTCTCTGAGCGCCCTCAAGCCTATGCGAGAAATGCACAAATGTCGGGTAGAGAATCATCTGATCGTAAGGAAGATTGAGTCTCTTTGCTAGCCTTGCAAGTTCCGTGACGACCTTAATATCTCCAGTGCCGTTGCGACCGAAAGGGCAGATGTCAGCGGCCTCTCCTTTGAGGTGCTGGCTTGTCTTCACTCCGCCTGCCGCGGCATTGACCGCCGGACACCTGTAGCCGCTGTTAATCGCAAGGGGCTTGCCCCACGCATCGCGTAGCGGCTGCAGGACATTCTCTGTTAAGGCAAGGATGCTATCGCGCACGTCGATTGACGTGATGACATTGCAGATGCCCTTCCTGTCTGCAATGTCGCTTTTTTCAAATTCGCGGTAACTGAAATCTTTTGTTATTGTTCCCATTTTTTTACTCACTTTTCCCAATGCCGTGCTTCGGCTGTTCTTTAATCATTGCTATAATCTTCTGCGCTGTCTCACTATCAACACAAGATATAATTTCCTCGACAGCATCTACCACTTTACCTGCCGCACTCTGTTTCTTCTTCGAGTTCTCAATAACAGAACGTCCCTCAATCAGCAGTACGCCTAAAGTCGCCAAAATGGCGCAATAAGGCAAATTATACCAGACGAATACCGCGCCCAAGATGTCTATTAGCAGAAAGAAAAACACGATGCGCAGGTAGTCTATAATCTTGCGGATAGTCTTCCGCAAGCCGTGGCTCATAATCTTCTCCTTGTTAGCGCGTGCCGCGTCAATGCCCGTCCACATATCTATAAGCGCCGCTGCGCAGACGAGCACGCACAGAAGGAAGGCAATCATCGTCCCCCTTGCCAGACCTTCCGGAAGGTTGAATGTTGTTATAATCTCCTGCATATTCCTACCAGATTACGAGATAAGACCATATAGCAATCTGCATCGCAAGTGCTCCGGCCGTTGTCGCCGCGAAGTCAAGAACCTCGACGCTGCCGTTGCCCCTGCTGTCGAAGAACTCCTTGAGCATTCCGGCGACCACTCCGGCCACCCACGCATACGGCGCAAATCCCTTGATAAATGCGCACAATGCGACGATGAGCGCACCCGCAATGAAGTGCAGCAACTTGTCCTGCGGAATGCTTCCCAAAGCGCCTGAAATCTTAGCGAGAATCCTATTCATGATGCACCTCCTCTTCTATCTCCTTGAACCACTTTGCGCTCTTTTCCTTGACGATGACTTCGGCGAAAGTGTCGCCGTTGCGCGTGTCGATTATTCCGTTAGGTGAGGAGAGCCTTACATAGCCCTCCCTCACTCCTTCAATGTTCATCCTGTTCATAATTATTCCGTTGTTTCGTTGGTTACTGATTCCGTTGCCTTCGCTTCAAGTGCTCCGACCTTGCCAGCCAGCTCGTTGATTGCTGAAACGAGGTCAGTCTTGCTTGCGGTGTTCAGGCTCGACAATGTGCCGATGTTCGTCTTGTTTGCCTTGATCGTGTTGTAGGCATCGATAGGATAGACAATATCAGCACGCAGAGGAGTTGATGTCTTGCCTTCGGTGATTATCGCCTCCTCCGTTCCGCCTTCCGAAACCTGTTCAGTGAGGTTCAGTTCGTCGTAGGCGAATTCTTCGCTTTCTTCTACCTCATAACATATCTCAATAGGGTTGTTCCCAAGCCATGTCCTAAGCTCTTGAACGTTAGCCGCTGTGCTCGCTTTGAGTCTAAAGTAACATACTTTAAATTTATTAGGGAAATACCCTTCAGAAGTAGTCTCTGATATAAGTGTAGTTTGTTTATTAAATTTGTCGCATATAAACCCCATGTTGTCACTTATGCCAGACAAATTAGGAAGGGATACATAGAAGTTGTTAATACCATAACTGTTTGTACTTTGAAAGCGCCAATCTTCAGTCGCTGCGCCCGTTAGGCGCATATGTCTAAGACGCCTCACCGCCTGCGTTGGCGTAATCTCGTCATATACTAAACCTGCAGACTTCAGTCCGTCAGGGAAGTATTTCTTCAGCGTCTCGCTCCACTTCCTCTCGGAGACCTTTCCCTCAGTGTCGGTTGTCTTGATTCCCTCCGCGAATGACGACACGATTTCCCCCTCGTTGTAAGGAATGTAAGGCACATCGTCAATGCTTGAATAGCCGAGTCGCTTTGCGAAGTCGTCGGGTGTCGTTGGCTCGTTGCCGGAGCCGAACATCTGCGTGAGGTCGATTATTTGCACTTTTTCCAAAGAAATTATGCAATCGTTACAAGAAATATAGACTTTACTATTGTCTCCCCCTTTTGCGTGAGCTATCCCCGAGACTAAAATTGTGTCACCAAATGGCGCTTCGAAGCCTATCCTGTTCCCAAAAAAAGTTAGTGTTGGTTGAGATGGTTCAAATTCCCCAACATCTAATCTCTTCGATATTCTCGTATATAATATTCTGTAATAATAAACATTTGTGTTCGCTTTTCGATTGCTTAGCGATACCCAGCCAGAACTCCAATTGACAGACCCCGGAGAGCCGGGATTTTGAGTCGGCGTGTATGTGATTTTATCGCCTTCAACAACTTTATCAATTGTCTCGTCCTTAAAGTTGTAATTTTTATCAAAAATCTGATTCTTCACCACGCTGTACCCCTTTATCCTCTTGATGCTCGCGCTTCCGTCCTCTATCTGATTGTCTCCTCCTGCCCTGCGCGACATGATGACCTCCTCCGTAGCATCACCCTTTGACGTGAGGTTGTCAGCCGTGCCGACACGCATTGACTCGTAGTATCCGTCCGCGAATGACTTGAGGTCCACCTTCTTCCGCAGGTTGTTGATTTGGGTGGCGATTGAAGCCTTCGTTCCGTAGCGGCGCACAAGCAGCGTCGCAGCCTCCGGCACGTCGGCACGATAGCAGACAAGCACATCCGAGTATGCCTCCATTGCCTCAAAGCAGACATATCCGCTCGTAGGAATGTCAGTGCTCATTGCCGAGAACAGCGGCACGTATTCAATCCTTTCCGTGCCGGATGTCGTCGTGGTCTTGATTCGTGCGACGAAGAGAGCCACGCCCAGCTTCATCTTGTCGGCGCTTGACATATACAGCTCGTAGGTGTTGCCTACCACCACCGCACCTATAGCAGCGATATTGAAGTCCGCATCTTTCACGAACTCCCCGTCAGCATTGATGTACTTGCCTGCGGTCTCCGCCGTCATTGCCACTGACGGAAGTTCCGCATACTGGCCGAGGTCGCGCTCAAGCGCCGCGACGCCGGAGGACACTTCTTTAGCCTCCTCTGCTGCATCTGTGGCGTTCTTTGTTGCAGTCTCTGATTCAGTCTTTAGGCGAGCGAACTCTGCCACACGTGCTGATTCGGCGGCTACTCTTCTTTTTTCCGCTTCCGCGCGGCCAGCCTCTGCCGATGTCCTTGCGCTCTCGTTCTTCTTCCGCTGCTCCTCGTTTGCAGCTCTGGTCGCTTCGGCATTGGCTCTTGCGCTTTCCGTCTTCACCCTTGCAGATTCCGCATTGACACGCCCAGTTTCGGCGGTCACACGAGACTGCTCGCCGGCGGCTCTCTGTGTCTCTGCTTCCGCCCTTTTGGCTTCTGAACTGGCGCGGTTGCCCTCTGCTGAGGCTCTTGCCGCCTCGGCAGAGGAACGTGCCAGTTCAGCCTCTTTTCGTGCGTTTTCGGCATTGACTCGCTGTTCCTCTGCCTTTGCGATGCCAGTGTTCGTCGCTCCTGCCGCCTGTGCTGCCGCATTGGCCTTTTCCGCAGCATCTTTGGCTGCTTTTGCTTTCGCATCCGCATTGCCGGCTGACTTGTTAGCTGCCGCTGCCGCATCGGTGGCCGCTTTCGTTGCAGCCTCAATCTTGGCGATCGCTTCTGACAATGAATAGAAGCGCATTGTGCCGTCAATGTCCAGAACGACCGCGCCAGTATCCGCGTCAGCCTCTTCCGTCGTGCGCACTATCTCAAACGCGGGCACGTCCAGCGACGATGCGAATGATGTCCCGTCCGCAAACTCGATGATGAGGCGAAAGGCACCGATATAATTCTGGTCTTTCGCCGCGTAGGTGCAGCGCAGGCTCTTGCCCTCAGACCTGAAGGCCATTTCCGCAACCGGCTGGCCCTGGACGTCGGAGAAGGCGAACACGTGCCTTATGTCCGTGTCGCTCCATGTCACCGGATTTCCGGAAATGTTGACGGATAGCATCGTGATGATGTCCGTGCCGATTCTGATTTTCCTAAGATTTCCCATATTTCTATATTTTAATTCTCTTGAGATTGAGCATCCCACAAGTCCTCATAAAACTGATACTGCCTCAGCCTTGCGCCTGTCATGATTCCTGAGACGAAGTCGTAAACGCCGCTCTGCAGAAGGAAAAATGTCCCCTTGTATATGATCGCGCGGTTGAAGTCCCAGGACTTCCTGCTTTCAGGCATGCAGTCACCCTCCAGCAGCTGCATAGGGAGGTGATGGTACATTAAGATCTGACGATGACGGAGGAGCGGCAAAGGCTCGCCGGCAGAGCCGTCATCCCAGGACATATTGTAGCCTACAGGGACCACAAGCCTGTCTTCATTCTCGTAATAGATAGCATTCGAATAGTTCTGAGGTGTATGCCATTCAACATTGCGGCTCAGAGCGCCGACGGAGCTCTCGATGTTGTCCGTGACATTGTAGCTCTCATCATTGATAGTTGTAACGACGTCAGAGTCAAGTTTGGCATTCGGGTTCGATGCTTCGAGGGTTATGCCCTTGAGGCCAAGATAAACTCCTAAATAGTTGCTGTATTTTATCTCTGGTTGTTTGACGAATACGATGTCGTCAAAGAGCAATGACAATTCGCCGCCTTTCGGAATAGAGGATAAATTGTCGGGAAGCGAAAAGTCCACTTCTATGCTATCAGTCACAGCGACACTATTATATATTGTTTGTCCGCTAGGCAATGTACTGTATTTAAGAATTGCGATACTGCTTCCCCATTTTGAGCCATCCCAATAGTACGATGTGCTGCCGACCTGGTACTTTAGAGCATAGTCGATTGACTTCAGAAAAGCGGGTAAAGGCCTGCAATCTATCGTCATTGTGCCTTTGATAATGTGAAGCGCCCACCGGCAAATGTCAAGCGTAAGTTTGCCGGCAGGGATGTTGACAATTCCTATCTTATAAATCTGCGTGATTTTAGTGTCGCTATTAGCGCACAAGAAGGCTGTATTTTTATTTGTTATGCCTAAGATTGACTCCGCGTCTGAACCAATTTTATATTCAGATGCGTCGTGAAATCCGGATGATATTTGCCAGCCTTCGCCGGAATTTTCGACGACGGTATATTTCGGCATAGAGCCTTTTTCCTGTAGCAGATCAGCGCCGGCGCTCGCATTGTCGAACCACCTCATCGAATGCAAAGTGTAATTATACGTGTCTATTGTGCTATCGAAATCAAGCCCTTTTGTTACATCATAAGCTATCTCGGAGTTGTAATCAAACTTGATAGTGTCTATGATCTTCTTGTATGCAGGCGCTAACGTCCTTGTGCCTCCGCCGATAAACTTGACCGTCTGATATGCAAGAGCCGCCACCCCCTGATTGTCAAGAAGCGGAAGGTAGCGCAGATATGTGAGCACAAACTTGCCGTCGCCTACGAAGCGAAGGCAGAGCCCCAGGGATGTCAGAATATCCTCGAGAGCGTCGTACCAAGACTTGCCTTCGAAGGCGCTCACGTTGAAGCGGAATGACGACAACGGAGCTTCGTCATAGACGATTGCCTTGTAATCAGAATTGCTCATTGTTGTAAGCCTCGAGTCCAGCGTCATTGGAAAGTCTATCTTTGCCATTGCCGCGTTGACTATTTCCATGAGCGTTGCCGTGCCCGACTGGCTTGCCGGCATGTCAAAATCGAAGTCCTGAAGGTGCCCGATATTGTCGCGTGCGGTGATTGTTATTTTTCCTCGATATTCGAGCGACTCCTGCCAGTTGTCCGGTGTGACATATCCGCTCCAGAACACCTTGCCGTTGCGCGAAATGACCACCTTGTACATCGTGCTGTCAGGGGTGTAGAATTCCTGCCAATTCCCGAACTTATAGAAGAACGAATCTTTCATGTCTGAAGCGTCAACCATCGAGAAGGTCGCTATCGTTTTCTGGATAGGAGAGACAGGATCATCGTCCCCGTCAATTTCAAGCGTCAGCCCTTTCCAGGTCCCTATCTCTTGAGGCGTAGCTCTCAGATAGCCTTTCTGATAAATTTCAAGCTTAAAACTTTCGCCGCCTGCTTCCTGCATGCTGCGAAAATTCTTGTAATATTTGAGTCCGTAAAGAGCCATTTTTTCTACCTTCCGTAATATTTCTTTGCGTTGTCTCCGGAAATGAGAATGTCCTTTCCGGAGATTTTTCCTTTCACGTAAATCGTCATCTCCGTCGATATTGTCGTGTCGGAGTTGGCGTTTGATGTTGCGCTGCTTCCGCTAGACATCGCGCTTGAACCGCCCGAGGAGCCAAGGGCCTTGATTCCGCTAGACAGAGCAGCACCGAGTGCTACGAGTGCGACACCGGCGGCTATTGCAACGGGACCATCCAGCGACGCCATTGATTCCTTGAAGGCTTCAATGCCCGATCCCTCTAAAATGAGCATTTCCCCGAGCTGCGTTAACGTGTTCGCAAACGGCTGCAGGAGCGCCCCAAGAACGTCTGAGGCGTCCGCATCGCTCAGTCCGAAAAGCATATCCGTAAACGCCTGCATGCTGTCAGATATACTGCTAGTGATAGCTTTTGCTAGCATGTTATTCAACTCGTCCGCCTTCTGGATTCGCTCTTCCAAACTCTCCATTGCCGTGTCAGCCGCATCTTGTGCGATATCCATCGACTCCTGCTCCGATATCGCGTAATTATACGCAGCGAGAGCCGCCTGCGCGTATGATTCCTGAGCGAGTTCTGCGAATGTCCGCTGTTTGTCGTTCATTCTGTCGAGCACATCCGCGTGTGTCCGCTCGAATTCCTCCAGCGGATCCGCCATGTGATGAAACTCCTCGTCAGCGGCTATCACTTCCGCTTCTTCTGCGACCTGAGCGCGAAAATCTGACATCGCGTCCTGCACCTTGTCATTGGAGAGCGCCTTCTTGAACGCCTCGAGAAGCGCATCCGCAGTCTCTGTGCCGCCATCCCCTGCAGTGTTGACGGCATCTGTGACAGCATCGTTTGCAATCTGGTCGGCAACGGCGGCATACGCTGCCTTCATTCCTTCCAGCTGTTCCTGCGCGTCCTTCAGCTTCCTTTTTGCAGCCCTCGCCGCGGCGGTCGGCGTCGATTCGAACGGGCTGACCGTCTCCTGGCTGAGAGCTTGCAGCTCTGCAACCTTGTCCTGCTTCGCTTTCAGCTGATTCTGCATGTAAGTCTCGGCCTCTTCTTTGCCTCCGCCCTTGTAGACGTTTGTAGCCGCATCGGCATACGTCTTCTGATAATTCTGCACGCGAGTGCCACGGAAAAGCCCAGCCGCCTTCTCTAGTGTCCTTGTCAATATGTCCAGAACGCTCTTGATGACGCCCTTGCTGTTCTTCATGCCTAATATAAGCCCTTCCCATGCAGACTTCAGCAGGGACACAGAGCCGCTGATGTTGTCTATCTGCGCCTGTGCCTTCGCATCCACGGCGCCATTCACATCGTCAAGCGCGGAGCGCAGCTCCCTCGCTGATGCAGTGCCGTCTATCAATGTGTTGAACGCTGAAACGGCCCTCTTGTCCGTCAGCTCCAGGGCCTCGCCCACCGATATTCCCTGCGACTTCAGTTTGTCCAGTCCGTCCAGAAGGTCTGGAAGCGTCTTGACCGGCTTGCCTATCGCCTTCGACAGGTTGCTGGAGCTGTCCGCGAGGTAGAGGAATATGTTTCGCAGGGCGGTGGCCGCGCTGGATGCGTCGAAGCCGGAGTTCGCCAGTACGCCGAGCAGCGTGGACGTGTCGCGGAGCGAGAAGCCCAGGGACTTCGCCACAGGGCCGACGATTGGCATGGCTGTACTAAGTGCCGAGAACCCGAGCGCGGACTTGTCTGCGGCCACTGCCAGGACATTCAGCGCGTCCTCCGCGTCGCTGGCCTTCAGCCCGAACGTGCGCAGCGTCGCACCGGTGAATGACGCCGCCTCCGAGAGGTCGACGCCCAGGGCTGTGGCAAAATTGAGGACAGCCTTCTGCATCGACATTATCTGCCCCTCGCCGAAGCCGAGCTTAGCAAGCTCCGTCTGCAGGCCTGTCACCTGGGTGGCGGAGAACGCCGTGGAGCGTCCGAGCATCTCCGCAGAATCCGACAGAGCCTTTATTTCAGCGACAGTCTTGCCGAGGACTCCTGCAAGCACTGAGTTGGCTTTCTCAAAGTCCGCAATGATTGCGACTCCTTTTGAGAACGCCTTTATCGCCGCAGTCGCAGCCGCTATCCCTGCCGTGACCTTCAGCCAGTTTTTCTTCACCCATTCGCTGAAGCTGGCGGTGTCCTGCCTTGCCTGTTCGAGTCCCTTCTTGTATTCGTCAGCCTTGAGTTTCAACTTCACCCAGAGGTCGCCTATCTTTCCCATCTTATCTTGAATTTATAAAATCTTCGAGCATCTTGTTCAGTTCCTTGCTTTCGTCAGCCGTGACGCTCCAATCTCCGTCCTTTGCCCTTGCGGCCTCCGCTTCCTTCTCCCAGCCGAAAGGCACCCAGAGCGCGGGTGTCGAAGGCTTCTGTTTCACGTAAGGATTCATCCTCATAGAGAGGAACATCTGCCATCTCGCCCTCTCCCATCGCCTCCGTTCCTCGTTTTCCGCAGCCTCCCTGAGCAGGAGGAATTCCCTCATCGTTGTCCTTCCGGCTTCTTCTTCCGTCTTCCGGCAATGCCCGACCAGAAACGCCTCAATGCCGTCGTAATCGAGCCAAAGCGAAATTTTTTTTTTGATTCCTTCTTCTCTTTCTCGGCTTCCGCGAGCTCGACCAGGCTCTTGCCTGAAAGCAGCTTGATTGCCTTTGCGACTATGCGCCCGA